AGTAATTATTATTTATAAATCTAAAATATTATCTTAATAATTTTAAATAATTAAAAATAAAAATCAATTATTATAATAAAAATTAAAATTATATAAACGAAGTTCCAAATAATTATTATTATAAAAATATTATAATAATAATTTTTAGATAGGAAAGAACCACCAAATAATATATAAAGTAAAGAAAATAATCTTGAATAATTAAAGAATACCGTCATAATGTATATATTATTCTTAATTTCAGATAAATTATAAAAATTTCTGAATTTTTTATAATTTATATAAATAATAATCAAGTAAATGTTAACAATATAACTTATAAATTAAAATATATGTATTGCATAACTTCGTGTATTGCATAACTTCGTGTATTGCATAACTTCGTGTATTGCATAACTTCGTGTATTGCATAACTTCGTATATTTCATAACTTCGTGTATTATAATAATTTATTTGATTCATTTAGTAATTTAATAAGTTGTCCTTTATTTAATCTACTATAACATGTCAAACCATATTCTTTACATTTACTTTTAAGTTGAATTAATTTTAATTTGTTTAAGTCTAATATATTTTCATTACTTTTTATATTATTTATTTCTATTTTATCATAATTAATAATATCGTTTATTATAAAAATATTATTTTGATATAATAATAATAATGCTTCATGTAAATTTATGACATCATGTTTTGAATTATGTTCATTTGTAATATCTTTTTTTGTTGCATATTTATATAATTCTTTTAATGATGGATATTTATAACAATTCATTATATTTTTCATTTCTTTCATTGTACATATTAATTTTTTTTTATTAATTTCATCAATTATATCATTTTTATTAATACGATATAATTCATTTTTAATAACATTAATATCAAAATCAACATTGTGAGAAATAATATGTGAACATTTATTAATTATTTTTTTTAAATCATCACAATATAAATTAAATTTTACACCTAAATTTATAGAGATATGATTGCTAATACCATAAAAATTACTATTTGGAATATTAAAATCAACTGTAATAATATTATCAGTCAATTGTATTTTTTCTAATGTATTATCACATAACATATAACTAATTTGAACTATTCTACAATTATCATATTTAGTATTATCTAAATATGAAGGATTTACACCAAATTTTAATCCTTTTCTATTTGGTAATCCGGTTGTTTCTATATCAATTATAAGAGCCATTTATATATAGGACATATTTATTATTATTTTATTTAAAAATTAAAAATTAAAAACTAATAATTTAAATAATTAAAATTAATGAAGTTTCCTATTATTTTATTTAAAGGAACTTTGTTTATTGATTTTAATAATAGACATTATACTCAGTTTTATTTAAATTATCAGTTTATTTAAAAATTAAGAACTAATAATTTAAATAAGTACGGTTTCTATTATTTTATAGAAACTTTAATTATTAGTTTTAATAATAATTTAGAAAATAAACAGTTAACGAAGTTCCAGTAAATTAATTATAGGACATGTTTATTATCAATTTATTTAAAAATTAAAAACTAATAATTTAACTAATTGTGATTCTTATTATTTTTAGGGCATGTTTATTATTATCTATTCGGATTAATGTTTATTATAATCTTATTGAAAATAATAATAATTAATATAAGACATGAGAAAGTAAATAAATATGTTAAGGTTGTCACTTTAACAAAATTATAATTTACATGCTCAGCAACGGGCAAACCTTGAAGTTTTATTTTTTAACATTTATTTGTCTCATTTTAAATCTTCAAGGATGAAAAATAATTTATTATCACTTTTTTTTATTTTTATTTATCTTCATTAGTGATTTTAGTCTTTATTTTTGGTTTTGATGTTTTCTTTTTAGTCACTGTTTCATTTTCATTATTTTGTGTATCTGATTTTTTTGTTATTTTCTTTTTAGACAATATAGTATCATTAGAATTAGAATTTATAATTTCTATATTATTTATACCTAATATATTATTAATATGATTAATATGTTCTTCTGTTAAATTATATAATTTATATAATTCATTTTCAATTTTAATATTTTTTAAATTTTTTTTATTAATTGTTTTTATAATATCTATTGAATCAAACCCATTTTTTGAATATTGAAATAATAAATATTTAACTATGTTAGATTCAAATAATAATTTAATTTGTTCTATATCATCATTAATAATATATTTAAAATTATCAGAATAAGTATAAGATTTTGTTTTATCAACGTATGGCATTAAATATCCTTTTTTTGATAATATTAATTTATCTTTATCAAAATCATTATCTTTCAAATTATAATAATAATATTTTCCTGGAAATGGTGTTGTTTTATTAATTGTGTCAATAATTTTAATTTTATTTTTATCAGTTTCTTTAATAGATACAATATTTTTATCTATATGTTGTTTTCTTATTCGTTGTGTTTTATTATCAAACATAAAATCATGTAATATATAATTATTTGTTTTTGATGTTAGTTGTGATAATATTTCTATATCTAATTTAGTTAATACTCTTGGAATTTTAAATCCCTTTTCCAACATTATTTTGATTGTTTCTATTTTATTACAATACATATATTCAATAATTGTTTTTTCATAATATATTTTTTTTTCTATCAAAAAATATGCAAATGTTGAACCAACTTTCGGAAAATGTTTATTACTTGTTTCAATTGCTATATATTTTAATTGATAAAAATTATCAATATATTTACGATTTTTTTCTACAAGTAATAAATATTCTAAAATATTTCTTGGTGTAATAAACAGTAATAATCCATTATTTATTAATATATCTAAAGACTTTTTAGTAAAATCTAAATATAACTTGTTATCACCTGTAGCTTTTGAATCTTGATATGGTGGATTGCCTACTATAATATTAAATTGTGTTATGTTAAATTCTTTATTATAATCTATTTTTAAACTATCTCCTTCATAAATATTTAATTTATATTCATTATTTATATCAAATATTTGCTTACATATCAATACATTCTTTTTATTTAACTCACACATATATAACATATTTTCTAATATATGTTTCTTTCTTTCTTTTACATCTTTAATTTCATCTTTTAATCCTTCTATTAATCTTAAATATACTGCTATTGGAAAATTACCCATTCCTGTAGCTGGATCTAACCATTTAAGATTTTTATTTTTCCATACTTCTATTGGTAATTTATCTAACATTTCATTTACCAAATTCATTGGTGTAAAGACTTCTCCAAATTGTTTTTTTTCTATATCTTTTGGTTTTAAACATTCAGTTATTAACTCTAATAACTCTTTTGGATTATCTATTAAACTTTGTAATGACATCTTAAATTGAACTGATATATTATGTGGAAGATAATCATTATTTGAATTTTTATCAAAATATCTATTTATTATATCTTTTATTAAATCTATTAAATCTTTTTTATTCCACCATATTAAACATTGGTCATCAAATGTGTCTAATAATTCTGGATTTTCTTTTATATCATTTAACATCTTTACAAAATCCATATTAGAATTTTTTATTGTTAATATACATGTTAAAGGTATTACATAATGTAAAACATCTTTTGTAAATGATATTTGTGTTTCTTCTTGTTCTTCTTTTTCTTTTTTATCTAAACTTTCATTATCTGAAGATTCATAGGAACTTTCATTATCACTATCATTTTTAACTTTTTCTTTTCCTGTTGGTAAATTTTGTATTTCATCTTCATCATCTTTAAATTTTAATTTTAAACTTACATTATCATATTTTATTGATTTTGTAAATGTTTTATTTATTAATTGTTGTGTTGAATTATCAAACTCTTCATAATAATTATCTAATTTTCTTAAAAGTGTTCTAAAACTATTTATAGGATCTTCTTTCCATATTTCCATTAGTTTTTTTATTATTATATCTGAATTTATCTTTTTATTTAATATCATATCTATATCAATATTTATTAAATGATTATTAATTAAATATTTTATTTTATCATCAATACTTTTTTCATTTTTATAAACAGTATAATTTATACAAGTATTTAGAACTCTACTAATATTTAAATCTATTACAAAACCAATCTTTTTATTTTCACTTTCTGTCATACATCTATACATTTGTTGTAAAACTTTATCAGATGACAAAGTATTATTCATAAGAATAACTAAATCACATAAATTTAATGTAATTTCTAATGTTAACATATTACCTGCAAGAAGAATTAAACCTAATTTACCTTTACTGGATGCTTCAATTTCTTTTTTATTAATGGATATGTTTAGTATTATCTGTTCGGATTACTGTGTAGTATTAACCTTATTGAAAAATAATAATAATAATTAATAAAAGAAGTTAACAAAGTTCCCAAAAATAATAAACAAAGTTAACGAAGTTCCCAATATAAAATAATTATAATAGAATAAAATAAATAAAGCTTACTTCCTTAAACGGAAACGAGTTTTATAATTATTTTATATTAGGAACTTTGTTAACTTTGTTTATTATTTTTTATTGAGAACTTTGTTAAATTCTTTTATTAATTATTATTATTTTTCAATAAGGTTAATACTAAATAATAATCCAAACGTATGATACTAAACATGTCTTTTATTTAATATCTAATAAACAAAATTAACAAAGTTCCTAATAAATAAATGAAGTTCATGTTATCATTATTTTAATTATAAACAAAGTTTCAATTGTTTTTTAGCTAACTTAATAATAACATAAATAAACGTAGTTCTTGTTATCATTATTTTATTGTTATTTTCAGATAAATTAAACTGCATTTTGAAAATTTTAGAAAAATTTATCTGAAAATAATAATAATTATACAATGTTGTTTTTTTATAAAGTATTTATACTTGTTTCATTAATACAAATAATATCTATTAATTTATATTTATTATTTCCTTATAGAATTCTGTTAATTTTTCATTTATATTTATATCTTTACCAAATCTTTTATTAGGTTCTTATTTTATGAGTTATTTTTAATGAAAAATTATTATCTTTAATTCTAAGTCTTTATCCTTCATATAATGTTTTACATGTCAATATTAGTTTTAACATTCTTTTTGATAATCTTTTTAACTTTAATTTATGGTTCTTCTTTATAGATAACATTATCACTTATAATTTTTAATTTTTGTTTTTTGATACTGCATTTATAATATTATCAATTACATTATCATTAATAATATTTTTTTTTAATATTTTCTTTTTTGATACAGTTAATATTTCATCATTATTTACAATAATATTAACGTCTTCATTATTTTTATCTTTAACAATTATTTCGGGTTCTATAATTTTATTAACTTTATTATTACTAGAAAATAATGTATAAAAATCTTTTTTGAAATATTTTAAAATTTTACTATTAATTTCTGCTTTACTTACAGATATAGCTTTTATAATTTCTTTAAATTTATCTGATTCAAATGTATTTTTAATTTTTTGTAAATTTTCTTTTTTATCTACAACACCTACACACCATTGTGTCATACCATATTCGCCTTTCTCATCAATAAAAAACCCAGTCGCACCACTACCAAATATTACTTTAGGTAATCCAAAATGCCCATTTTCATTTGTGGAAGAATAATGTAAAGTTAATTTATTTTGACGATTCACTGAATATACTACAGGATATTTATATTTATCATCTTTTATTTTATTAACCCATTTTTTATCATGACCATATGCACTTCTACTTGCAATAATATTAGCTTTATCATCACTATCAATTAATTTACCAATATTGTAAAAATCATAATTTGGTATAAAATTCCAATTTATCAAGTCAATATTATATATTTTTGCATCTTGACCTTTTATTTCAGTATCTTTAATATAATTAGTATTTTGTAATACATACCAATCATAACGCGTTGAACATTTAAATGTTTTATGTCCATCTTTTTCATCGTGAATTTCTAAATATAATATTTGTTTTGTTTTCATTAATTTTAACATATCATGGTCTGGCTGTCTCCATAATGATGGATGTACAAATACTAAATACCCATTTGGACATAATAATTTACATAATGATAATTCTACAAATCTTGTCCATAATGTATGACCTTTACCTTTATTACCACTATTATCTTGATATGGTGGATTACCTATAATAATATTAAATTGTTTTATGTTAAATTCTTTATTGTAATCTACTTTTAAACTATCACCCTCATATATATTTAATTTATATTCATTATTAATATCAAATATTTGCTTACATATTAATATATTCTTTTTATTTAACTCACACATATATAACATATTTTCTAATATATGTTTCTTTCTTTCTTTTACATCTTTAATTTCATCTTTTAATTCTTCTATTAATCTTAAATATACTGCTATTGGAAAATTACCCATACCACAACATGGATCTAACCATTTAAGATTTTTATTTTTCCATACTTCTATTGGTAATTTATCTAACATTTCATTTACCAAATTCATTGGTGTAAAGACTTCTCCAAATTGTTTTTTTTCTATATCTTTTGGTTTTAAACATTCAGTTATTAACTCTAATAACTCTTTTGGATTATCTATTAAACTTTGTAATGACATCTTAAATTGAACTGATATATTATGTGGAAGATAATCATTATTTGAATTTTTATCAAAATATCTATTTATTATATCTTTTATTAAATCTATTAAATCTTTTTTATTCCACCATATTAAACATTGGTCATCAAATGTGTCTAATAATTCTGGATTTTCTTTTATATCATTTAACATCTTTACAAAATCCATATTAGAATTTTTTATTGTTAATATACATGTTAAAGGTATTACATAATGTAAAACATCTTTTGTAAATGATATTTGTGTTTCTTCTTGTTCTTCTTTTTCTTTTTTATCTAAACTTTCATTATCTGAAGATTCATAGGAACTTTCATTATCACTATCATTTTTAACTTTTTCTTTTCCTGTTGGTAAATTTTGTATTTCATCTTCATCATCTTTAAATTTTAATTTTAAACTTACATTATCATATTTTATTGATTTTGTAAATGTTTTATTTATTAATTGTTGTGTTGAATTATCAAACTCTTCATAATAATTATCTAATTTTCTTAAAAGTGTTCTAAAACTATTTATAGGATCTTCTTTCCATATTTCCATTAGTTTTTTTATTATTATATCTGAATTTATCTTTTTATTTAATATCATATCTATATCAATATTTATTAAATGATTATTAATTAAATATTTTATTTTATCATCAATACTTTTTTCATTTTTATAAACAGTATAATTTATACAAGTATTTAGAACTCTACTAATATTTAAATCTATTACAAAACCAATCTTTTTATTTTCACTTTCTGTCATACATCTATACATTTGTTGTAAAACTTTATCGGATGACAAAGTATTATTCATAAGAATAACTAAATCACATAAATTTAATGTAATTCCTAATGTTAACATATTACCTGCAAGAAGAATTAAACCTAATTTACCTTTACTGGATGCTTCAATTTCTTTTTTATTAATTTCATCTTTAATATCTTTTACTAATTCTTTATTTTTACGATTTATACATAATACATCATAATTTTTAAGGATATTATCTTCAATCATTAATTTTTTAAGACATTCAGATATTTCATTAATATTATCGGAAGGTAAAAACCATATTTGAGTAAATGGAACTCTTGTTTCTTTTTCGGAACAAATATTATTTATTCTTGTAAATAATGTTTTTTCTCCGTCTTCATTTTTATGAGAACCTGAAATATATCTTAAAATAGTTTTAACTTCATTTTCAAAACTGAATTTTGTTTTGGCTTTATTTAATCCTAATAAAGTATCAAAACAAAAACCCATTTTATTTTCTTTATTTAATTTTTCTTTTATTATTTCATATCTTTGTTGATCAAATAAATTAGTTATCAAATGTAAATCTGGCATTTTTTTATAACAATTAAATATATTATTTATTGATAATCCTAAATCAGTATAATATTTAATAGTTTTTGTAATATATTCATTGCCGTGTTTTTCTTTTAATTTATCTAAATTATTTTCATCAATTAATATAGATTTACATATTTGTTCATCTTCAATGTCCCAAAACATTTGACATTCAGGTAAAATATTCCATTCTTTTAATGGTTTATTATAAGTAGCTGTTAAATATATTTTAACAGTGTATTTAGATGAATATGATGTTAAAATATCTTTTGATAAATCTGTTGTTCCGCTAAAATGATTTTCATCAAATCCAATAATATCTAATTTTAAATTCTTAATTTTTATAATAGTTTTATTATTAACATATTTTTGTAATAGTTGTTTAGACATTATAAATATATTATTATCACTAATTTCAATACTATCTAACATTTTTGAACCTTCAATATGATGAACTTTAAATTTATCAAAATCTTTAAATTTGTTAAATAAGTCATTAGTAAATTGAGGTGCAGTTTCTGTAGGTGCCGGAGTAATAATAAGAACATTTAATTTTTTCTTAATATTAAATTGTTTAATGATAATACCACCAAACATATAAGTTTTACCACTTCTACATTTACACCCCCATAAAAAAGATTTATTACCTTCTTCTATTAAAGTACTTGTTTTTTGTGTAATTAATTCTTGATGAAACCTTAACTTTAAATTTTCTTTACTATTCAAATAAATAGATTGCCAATTATTATTTTTATTTTTAATTATATCTTGTTTAAATACTAAAAAATATTTATTCAAATCTTCTTTATCTAAAATATTATCTTCAGTTATATGATTAGTAATATAATAACTAGATTCATTAGCATTTTTAACTTTATCTAAAACGTTTTTCTTATTAGGAACAACTAGATAAATTTTATAATTTTTATAAATATGTTTATTTTCAGTTGCCATTGCTATAATATTTTGAATATCATAATAATCTACTGATTTATGTTTTTTTATGGCTTCATTTGATTTAGGATATTTACTACTAATAAAAATAAAAGTATTATCATTTTTATTTTGTAATGTAATATCAGAACATCCACTAGAATTACTTGATATTACTTTTTCATTAAGATATTGATTAAGATTTTCTAAAATTTTAAGTTTAGCATTATTAGAATTACCAATCATATGATAAAAATTAGAATTAATAAAAATATCACAAAATCCAAATTTAATAATAATATCAAATAATCTTTCAAAAATAAAACCTTTTTCTGATTGTGTTTTAGAATTCTCTAAAATATCATCTACATTATCAAAAGTTATAATACAGTCAATAAAATCCTTAATATTCATATTAGTAAAGTTTATTTTATTAGTCATATAAGTTATATAAATTTATATACTTTAAATTTAAATTAATCAATTTTTTTATTTTATGGATATATTTATTATTATTTTTTCATTTACTGTTTATTATTAGTTTAGTAAATTATTATTAGACTGATGAATAAATAGGCTTATTCATTTTATTATAAAATAATGTTCTCATTTAATTTATATATTTATATTTGGACATGTTTAGTATTGTTAGTTATGATTAATATTTATTATAATCTTATTGAAAATAAACGAAGTTTTAACTATAAATAAATTGTGCTTCCATATATATTTATTATTATAAGTAGTGCATCTTAATCATTAAATTAATTTATAGGAACATTGTTAACTTTATTTATTATACAAATTATTAGTTTTAATAATATTTAATAATTTAAATTATTATTAAAACCAATAACGAAGTTATTTTATATAAAATAATAGGGAACTTTATTAATCACAATTATTTAAATTATTATTTTGTAATTTTTAAATAAACTGATAATAAACAGTAAATGAAACAAATAATAATAAACACATCTATTTATAAATCTAAAATATTATTTTAACAATTTTAAATAATTATTGTTATTTTCAAAGAAAATAAACTGCATTCCAAAATAATTTTTAAATTATAAATTATCACATTTTCAGAGAAAATAACAATAATTATTCATAAATCTAAATTTATTATTTTAATAAATTATTATAAATCTATTTTCCCGACAAAATTAAAATAATTATTATTTATAAATCTAAAATAAACGAAGTTCCTATTCTACAAGTTATTATTTATAAAAATTTTCCGGCAAACTTAATATTTATAAATCTAAAATATTATCCTTATAATTTTAAATAATTGTGATTCCTATTATTTTATTTGTAAGGAACTTTGTTTATTAGTTTTAATAATAATTTAATTAATTTGGATAATAAACAAAGTTTCTTAAATTAATAATAAACATATCCAGAAAGCCAATTTATTTATATTATTATTTTTAACAAGGTTATGATAAAAACTAATCATAATAGATAATAATAAACATGTCCTATTAAAACCAATAATTTGGATAATAACCTCTACAATTATTTATTGCTATTTTTAAAAAAATTTTTTAAAAAAATTAAACTACGTTCCAAAATATTATAATTTAAGATTTAAATTAATTTCATATTTTTTCAAAAATTTTATAATTTCTCTGAAAATAATAATAAATTTTTAATTTTTAAATAAACTGATACTAAACAAAAAAGGAAACTGAAGATAATAAATATATTTATTTATAAATCTAAAATAAACGAAGTTCCTATTCTAGTAATTTTAAATAATTTATTATTCATAAATCTAAAAATTATTCTGCAAACTAAAATAATTATTATTTATAAATCTAAATATTATCCAAATAATAATAAATAATTAATTATTCATAAATTTTAAATATTATTTTCTCTATAAACTAACATAATTATTATATATAAATCTATATTTCCGGACAATTTTAAATAATTATTCTTAATTTCAGAAAAATTATAACAATTTATATATTTTTTTTTATTAAAACTAATAAATTAAATAAAATAATATGAAACCCTCCC